TTAAATTTTATAGTGCTTCCGTCATCACTAACTAATGAGGGTATTAGTTGAGATTCGTCTGGAAGAGAAATAAAATACTCTGTCTCAAACTGGATACCATAATTCTGACTTTCAGTAAAATTTTCTACAATTAAATCAACCCTCACTGACCCATCTTGCTCTCTAGTAGGTACTGAACGTAAACTAAAGACAGGAGCAGGAGGTGCGATTAATGGTGATTTAGTATCTAAATATGCTGTTGGGGTATAATCAATAAAAGTATCTGAATCTACGTATATATTAGATACATACTCTATAGCTGATACTGTTACTTCTTCTTCTTTTGGGTCACGTGAAAGTGAAGTGATTTTAAATAGTTTATCTGTTTTATTTGTGTAAAACTGGTCTGGGTTATCCCATTCTCCAAAGCTCCACAAATCTCCTCTTTTTGGTAGATTATTAGAAGTAAATTGGTTAAAATTCACTAGAGTTTTAGTAATCGGATCATATCGTTTATCTATTCTAACTTCAATTAAATCTGCGCCTGCACTAACATTACCTGTACTATTAACTGCAAATAAGGTATTTGAAAGAATATATAAATCAATTCTATCTCCATCAAGTTGTATAACTCTTAAAGCTAATGGTGAAGTATTACCTGTAAAATCTGTAGCAGCAATAGTAGGGACAGTTAAATGCTCTAACATTAAATTAGAACCTAGGCTTAAGGTTGTGTTGGCGTCTCTAGCAATCTTACCTCCATAACCAAAAGCAACACCAATCTGTCTTTGGGCTAAAGATATGACATCACCAGGAGCGAGTGCTAAAGCATCTGTAGAAGTAATAAAGTCAACTTTTCGTCTTTGAAATCTAGAAGCAGCTATTTGGTATTGTGCATATCTAAGAGCTTGAGACCGTCTAGTAACTCCAAATAAATCAAGAGAAGCAATATTTTCAATTATACTACGATCTGTACCATCATTAGCATCAACAGTGTCTATTCTTACTGTTTCCCTTTTAAAATGATTTGTTGGGTCAACGTATGATACGTCTACACCAGTAAAAATCTCGCTCTCTTTAACTCCAGAGATGTTTAGGGAGCCTGTTTTAATATTTGTCTCATTAAAAAGCGCAACTGGTGTTTCGTCAGGTAAGTCAACAGCTAAAGTAATCTTACCTCCAGAATATACTAAAGCAGCTCTAATTGACGCAGCCATTTGATTTAACACATCTAATGCTTGTCCTTGATCTTGTATGACTCCATTGAATGTAAAGCGTCTTTCAATTATTTTAGTGCCTTCAGGTATTCCAATTAAAGTTTCTCTAACAGCTGTGAATAAACCTCTAGGTTTATGTCTAAATGTTCCATCAGCTAAACCTTCAACACCAATAAATGCTCCAGTTGCATCATCACAAGCATCACAATATTTAGCTACCCTATGAAATTTAAATTTATCAATATTTGCTTCATCAACCCCTAATCCATATGTTTTGTTAGTTAAGATATCATACATTATCCATACAGGGTTCTGAGTCCATGAATATACAAATTCACCGTCCCATGGACCTATATATAGTATAGGATTAGCAGTTAAAAGTTTAGTGCTTGGGCCTTGGCTCTGTAAACTATAGCCGTTTCCAAAATAACTTAAGTCACCTGAACTTGGATTCTCTAATTCTCTCCAATCAATCTCACCACTTGTTAATATTGGTTGATTATAGTTAGTAGGAACTTTTACTATAAGTCCTTTAACTAACGAAGTAAAGTTAGGAACTCCTCCAGTGTGTTCAGCAAAAGCCTTTAAGGCGTAACCAATATGAGCAGTTCTGGGGTATGCTTGTGGTTGATTTTCAATCTCAAACCAGCCAATGCTTTGTATAGTTTCTTGAACTTTAGAGCTGTCTGAGTCATCAGAAGTTTTTTCTATAGTGAATTTGTAACCGTTAGCACTTTGTGAAACAGCAGGTATTGTAATATCTACTGTAAATTTAAAAGGACTATTAGTCTTACCTCTAATAGTTTTATCAACAGTTCTTATAATAGTGCTACCTGTGCTATCAAATAAAGTAATTCTTATAGATATTGCTCTCTGAACAATATCACCATTATCTTTGGACTCTTGAAGAGCGCTAATTACAAATGCAAATTTAATTTGATCCCAGTCATTTGCACTAGTCGATTGTAAAAATATTCTTGATTGTGGTACACCAGCTACATTACCTTTTTTAAGTGTGACAGGTGAAGAGAAATTTTGAGGGCCAACTGTCTGTTCCCCAAAAACTGGTAAAGGTTGTTGAGTTACAGTACCTGTATTAGTAGCAGTTCTAAAAAATTCTGTATTTTCCTGTCCATCTCCATCAATATTAATCATATCATCAATATTGCCGTCATTAACTTCAATATCTTGAGGACCATTAGGGTTTATTCTATACATCGGCCCTTCACCTAATGCAGAGGTTACGAATAGAATATCAGTAGAAAATAAGTTATTTGGATCTTCTTTTCCGCCTTGAGATCCCGACTTGCCGCCACCTTTATTATGTACTCGTAAATTCTCAGCTATATAAGTTTGAGTTTCAGAAACTGTAAAAGTATAAACAGGAGCATCTGGTAGCGTTACAATGCTTAAAATAGTAGAAGGAGTACCATTCTGCAGAACTAACTCCTCTCCAAGTTTAAATTCTTGCATCTCCTTAAATAAACCATCAGAACCCATCATCCAATGATTAGGAGTAACATCAACTGTTCCGTGTTGGTGTTTTACTCTTATTACATTGTCTATTTCATGAAAAAAAACTTCAGTCACAGTAGCAGGACCAAGTTCTCCATATTTTTTGAAACTCCATACTATATCAGACGGTGATATATCTTTAATATCTTTAAAGGTACCGTCAGCCATAGTAATCATAGTACCTGCAGGAAAACACCCCTTAGAGCCAAAAATAGAAGGTACACTTTTTCCTTGATACTGTACGTAATGTCTATTAATCATAGCCATTAGAATTGATCTCCTACTCTAATAACATCACTTTTACCATGTGAAGTTGTATTTAGATAACCAGAAACAAATTGACCTGCAACTCGGGTTTCTCCATAAACTAGTGCTATAGGAGTACCGCTCTCGGTTGTATTTTGAAGAGAACCAAACATATCACTACCTCTTGTAGAGCTATCTACTTGTTCTGCCATTTTTGGTTTTTTGGTAAATATGCTTGAAAGTACACTAAGGGCTAAGTTTCCTATTATTGAACGGGCAAATGACGCTCCTAAACCACTTCCTGATAAAGCACCTGTCATTCCTGAAAAAGCTGTCCCAACACTTGATAATCCCGCACTATAGGTTGCTGCAAAACCTGCACCACCTGCACCAGCAGCTAATCCAATAGCATACGGAGCTACAATAGCCACAGCTGCTAATAGTAAAAAACCGCGTTTACCTCCGCCGCCTGTAATCAAGGGCACAACGTAAATAACTTCATCATTTTTTACCTTTTTAAGGGGAAACTCAGTTGGNCGAAGTATTTTAAAATTTTCATCAACAAGAGCTATTCCCTCATCAATTTTACCCTCTTTTATCTTATTACTATANGTGGCAAACTCTTTAAATGAGTTTGATAAATAAACGATAACTTCATCATAAGTATTTATATTTACTTGAAGTGACTTTATATCCGCCGTATGTTTGCGTAAAGTAGAATGTATCTTAATCGTTGCCAAGGTGTTTACTCTCAAACTTATCGAATTTTAGTGCATCTAGATTTCTATCGTACCAATAAATAAAATAATTTAAACCGAAGCCAACAATAAATTTATATTCTGCAAAAGCTGCTGCATGTTTATCTTCTCTACTAGGTAATGGTTGTTCTTCTCCAGGATGAGAATGAAATATACCCCAAATTTGATCGTCATATTTAATTAAAGCTCCAGGATCTAATTCAAAGGTTATAGTAGGAGTATTACTTAAATTATCAACTCTTACGTAGGAAAAGTCCTTAAGAATAATGCCACAAGCTTCTCTTGGATAATCTTCTTCAGCGTGAGCCTGCATTTCATAAATTAATTTATCGAACCGTTCCATCTATATATTCCTGTTGTATATTGTTTATAATAATTACCGTATGGAGCAACCCAACTAACGTGACCTAACATAGTTTGTAAAATTCTGTTCTTGTCAATATATATTGCGCAGTGGTTACTAATATTAGTAGAGCCAATACTCATCAGAATAATATCATAGAGTTTTGGCTCTTCGTTAACCTTTTTAAAAATGTGAGAAAACTTTTTAAAACCATCTTCATAAAACCGATCAGTAGTTTTACTATACCAGTCTTCATCAACTATATTACAGAAATCCCAACTACGTTGTTTGACATCTATATTAAGATGATCTTTGTAAATATACATGCAAAGATTCCAGCAATCAATACCAGTTTTAGGGTCATTTCCTAAATGCTTATAAGGGTAGTCAGTATATTTATAGTACCACTTGTCTATAGGCTGCATAAATTTTTTCACTCCAATAATTATCAATAGTTGAAATCATAGAGTGAGCCCCCTCCTCTAGATGTAACATTCTCATATTGTTATCAATCAGCATACCAAAGTGAATCGGATTTTCACTTTTTAATGATCTAAAAACTATTACATCATAAATTTGCAATTCTGTCAATGATACTTTTGTTGCATACAGTGAAGCCCAGTCATCAATGTTCTTAAGACTGATTTCCTTCATCCATCTTCTAGTAGAAATATTTTTATTTTGATTTTTTATTAATTCAAATAGCTTTTCAAATATATTGCTTTTTAACTCGTTTTTATAAAAGCTNGCAATNAGCGTAATGCAATTAGTTCCTGAATATCTATGTGATAGCCCAAGATAATTTTTTATATTTTTCGATACCANTCTGCATACTCNGGAAAAGTTGCTTCAAAACTTTCATTCCTGCTTAAATCTAAGGCAGTGTTAAATTTTTTAAGTTCGGGTAATAAATGTGAATTATCAGCTCGATTCATATGTCTTAGAGAATTTAGAATTGTGTTTATCTCGTTTTTACTAAATAAACTTTGATGCTTAGTAAGAAACTTTTTATATTTTTCATTAATAAATTTTTTAGTTTCAAGAGGTAACACGCTTGTATCCATAAATGATGGACTTATTAAATTAGTGATAAAAAGCGAGATATTTAATTTTTTCAAGTGCAAGATAAGTTCTGGATTTGAAAGTATAGAATATACATTTCCCGTTGCACTTACTGTTTCTATATAGTCTTTGAACACATTCAGATTTTCTGCAAAAGTTTTCCAAACAAATCCTTTTCTACTGTATTCAACATGTTCTTTATAGCCTTCAACACTAGGCCATAATTTAACCTTATCAAACTTTTTCCATAGTTGAACTATGTCATATTTTTTAAACTTTGAATATGAGAGATTAGAGTTATATTGTAATTCAACATCTGTCTTACCTTTATCTATAAGAAATTCTAACATTTTGTACATACCATCTTGAACAAAAGGCTCTCCTCCAGCAAAATAAATAGTATCAATTGTTTTATATATTTTCTCCATGTCGTCCCAGAATTCAGGGTTATTAGTCCAATAGTCTAAACTTTGAACTTCATTACCAGCAGCATTAAAAGGTGCTAAGTGTTTTTCTCTAAACCAGGAAGTTGAAGCATCAGGACCACACATTCGGCATTTGAAATTACACAAGTTACCAAATCTAAAATCAAGCCATACAGGAGGATTTTTAACAGATCCATCTTTTTCAGTTTTTCTCTGAAGCGGAGCATATTTTCCAAATCTTTGATTAACTCTATTTCTATGACTATCTTGTCCAGATTTTTCTATGTCATAGCATACATCACACTCTACTGGGTGCTGACCTTGTAAAAATTGTAGTCTTTTTTTCTTATACAAATCATTATTCCACACTTCAAGTGGTGCTGCGCCATTAGTCCCAAGTTTTTTCTCGCCAGGACCCATGTAATTATCGGTATGACAACATAGGCTATAATCTCCTCTAATGTCTCCGTACATATGAATCCAAGGCATAATACATCCTTTAATCATTGTCTAGGTATAGTTCTTCCAGTCGCAGGGAAGCCTCCAAAGTGAATTTGATTGTTTCTTAGCTGACATGATCTGATTGATTTTCCGCATACGTCTAAGTCGTTACTGGCTGCAGTTTCATTTGCTGCTGTAATTGGGTTAGTATTAGCTTGTAATACAGGGTTTGAGGTGCCCGGAATAGAACCACCCCCAGGTCCAGGATATTGGCATTCAGGTCCTTTATATACCCATTGACAGGTATTTTTATAAAACTTTCTTTTTGGAACAGCCAATCTAAAATATTGAAGCCATGATATTAAACCAAATCTTGCTACATTCTCATCTAAACTTTCTAAATTATCTATTTTGAAAACATCTTCTATATATGCTTCGGTATCTGCTTCAGGATTAACTATGTAAATATTATCTCCAACAGAAGTATTAGCATCTAAAGATCTATCCAAAAATAAAAACCTATTTTCCTCAATTCTAGTGANAGTTGCTTCAGTTGTACCAAATTGTGCTTTTACNTTATCATTTACTCTGTANGGTAAAGCACTAAGAACTTCTANTACGTTTGAAGAGATNTANCTAGCACTACTATATTCTGGCCAAAAATCTAAAAAGTTTGCAAAAGTAGTTTTAACTTCAACAACCCCACCTANTAAATCTCTTGTATCTTGTTTTTGTTCTTGCCAATCANCNGTGCTNCTATGAGCGATTGTCTCGCTATAAGTCCATGCAGCATTAGCTNTACCATATCTACCGACAACTTCAGCGCTATAGTTTAAATCTGCATTAGCTCTAGCGCGGGTCATTGCATGAAATCCCTCTGTTCCTGTTGTATAGTCAGAAGCTTCTGCATCTACAGTTCTAGGATCAATACCATGTACAAGCTCATCATTGACAAGGGCTACGACAGAATTTGAACTATTATTACCAGCTAAAAAAGGATTCTCTACAAATGTACTAATTATATTGTCAAAGTTTGATATACTAATAGTTACTTCATTTATTTTTCCATCACTACCAGACTCAACAGTAGAAAAATCTACAGGAAAAGGAATATATTCTTTTTTATCATAGTTAATTCGGTATACAGAATCACTTTGAGTATCTCCCACAATCTCTGCGAATCTTAAAGGTATATCTACAGGCCAAGATCTACCTTCACCTTGACCAGCTGGATTACCGTTAGAATTAGGAGGATACCACTCACCTGGATAATATAGAGAATAAAGTCTAACAATCTGATTTTGAGTGAAAGCATTTTTTTCAGCAATAAATGGTGAGTTTGATATTGAAGATATTGTTGTACTAGCAACGGTAGTATTACTTGAAAACGTATTAGCCTGGAATGGTAAACTAGTAGTGGCTAACGCTCCATTAGCACTAGTAGACATCACTGTGCCTATATCTTGTAACGTTTCTCCAGATGAGAACTCTCGAGATACATTATCAACTTTTACTTTTATCGTATTTGATGCTGCATCTACATTAGCAATAACAGCTTGTGTAGTTGACGTGGCACCAACTACTGTATTACCGTTTCTAAAGCCTGTAGCATCGGCAACAGTTAAAATAAAGTCATATGTTCTTACTGTGGGCATTAATCAAATGTTTCCTGTAATTTAAAACTAACAGTATAAAAGTTATCTCTCAAGTTTGAAGAGGCACCTAATACTTGAGTAACATTCAGAGGGCCATCAAAACGTACGGTAGCAGTTCCAGATTCATTTATGTGTCCTAAATCAAAAGTAAATGACTCGAACTCTCCACTTCTAGCAGTATAAAAGTCATCAATTGCTCTTTTACCTATACCGTGTAAATTTGTGTACTGAAGATCGTATTGTCTTTTTGACCTTCTTGATTTCAGTCTTCTTTTTTCATATCCTGCTTGGCTTTGAAAGATAGTAGTATCAAAGGCTCTAGTAGAAGAAAAGCCTACGTCTGGTCTTCTATCCGCCATTGAAGTAAATCTATCATCTTTTTCAACAGTGCCTTGATATACTCTGATATCTAAAGTGTCTTGATTATCAACTGCACCTAAAGCTCCTCCTCCTAGTTTGGTAGGAGCAGAGGTCATTGCTTCCGTGCCTAAGCCACTATATTTAGATGACCTTGAAAATCTTACAGCATCAACCTTGCCATCAAAAAATTCTCCTGTATTGAATCTACCTATATTAACATTTCCACTAACCGTGTTACCAAATACTTTTTGCCCTACCGCCACTCTCGCGTTATTAACATAAAGACTAGCGGTCTCATCATCTCTTGAAACACTTAATGCAACATGATAAAAAGAACCTGTGTTAATAGTGCCACCATATAATTCATGTATAGCACCTTCTATAGCAGATACATATCCAATTGTATTATTAGAACCAACTGTCCTAACAACTATGTAGTTGCCTGTACCTTGATAGCGAGAAAATATAGTTCCATTTGCGCTTAGAGAGTCTGGATTAACAAAAGCTTCAAACGTGAAATCGTCACCATTTAAATCAAATATAGCTTTATCACCATAATCTAAGAAATGAGAACTTCCGTTTAAGTCTACAGACTTAGAACCAAAAGCTGCTGTGCTTGAGTATGTTTTAGTAGTAGAATTTAGATCTGTTTGCGCAATATCAGACTCATCTGTAGCATTTTCACTCTCAAAGTTAAGTAGCAGTTTTGTGGCATCATCTGCAATATCTATTCCAGAAGTACCTAAAGTTACACTTGGAAATGTAAATGCTGATGATTGCTGTAAAACACCTGATAAAAACACTAAGAGAGAATTTGCATCGCTTACGTTAGACCCGACAGGTAATGCAAAACTCTCTTGATCTGCATTTACTAAGTAGGTGTTACCGTCAACTATTGTAGCTGATGTATTACTATAAGTGACTGCACCAGTAACTTCTGTTTTTCTACTTATCTGAAAGCGTTGTGGGAGACTAATAGTTTTTAGTTGTAGAGTAGTCGCATTAGGAGCTGTGACGAAACTTACAGTGGCACCTGCGTTTGTGACTGCATAAGTAGTAGTATCTTGTACGGCACCGTCAATTGAAGCTATAACTTCGCTCTCACGTGTTACACTTGAAGGTAAATTAAAATCTGTTGTAGAGCCTGTGCTACTAAAAGTAGCCGTTGCTAAAACAGCAAACTCTGAAGTATTAGCTGTGGCATCATTTGGATACGTTGCCATTATGCGCCTCCTCTCATAGATTTACGGATTGGGCCATTATTTCTTAAGTCTCTGGTCACAATATCTATAACAATAGCATCAACATCCATACGTGGTGTAGCAGTTGTTGCCTCTTGTGGAGTGCCTTCATTTTTGACTTGAACCTTAATATTCGGCATACCTCCAGCATTCATAGCTTGTAAGTTGCTGTTTCCAATATTACGAGCAGCACTACGTTTCAGTACAAACTCACCAGGCTCTAGGAGTGCGGGAACTCTATCACGTCCTCCTGCATAACCGCCAACTGCCATTTTTCTGATTCCTGGTACTATACCTCCAGAAGCAGCTCCTATTACCCCAGCAGGTAAATCTGTGGGAATACTGCCCTTTAGTATTTCTCCACTACCACCACCAAA